CTGATCCAGGGTGACGGTTCCGATCTGGCGTCGTGGACTACAACGATCAAGTGGGCCGGCAAGAGAGTACCTATCCTGTCAACAACAGCAGGAGGTATCGACATTTTCACATTCGTCTACATCAATAGTGTCTGGTATGGCGGGGCATCACTGGATTTCGGAACACCATAATGGAGAAGATCAATGAGTATCTGGAGAGTCAATAATAGCACATTACTGGGTGGAGAAGTCTGTTCTCAGTGGCAGGCTAATCATGCCTACTCACTTGGTGCAAGATGTGTCTGTACGGTGGCCTATGCTACGACAGCGGCGAGGGCGTTTGTCTATGAAGCTACCGATGTAACGGATGTATCCGGTGGTAGTCAACCCACATGGCCAACAACTGTTGGGAATACGGTAGTCGACGGCGGTGTAACCTGGACTTGTCGAAGCCCTTCTGATGGCAGTTGGGATAATGCAAGTTGTTATTTATACTATATAACAAACCATGCTGCAGCTGCGGGTGATGTAATCTATATTGATGATGGCCATAGTGAGGTAGGTATTGGTGCTACGCTGTCGATTACTTGTTCCGCCACTTTCACTAATCCATTCAAACTGTATTGTGTCGATAAAGCAACCAATGCTCTTTCAACTGGGGCTGTTGTAGCTTCAGGTAATCAGGATTTGAGATTAATGGGTTTTGTGTATAGCTATGGTGTGACTTTTTCCTCTGGTAGTGGACAAATCATTTTTAGTCGTTTATCAGACTCGAATTGGATTTTAGAAGGTAATAATACAACTGTATTAAGCTCATCAAGCATTAATAACATAATAGGATATTCTACTGCGTATAAGTGTTATCTTACAATAATAAATGGAGATATTGCTTTACAAAACACTTCTGGTGCTACGAGTATTCAACTTGGTTGCCTGTATTTCAAATGGTTCGGTGGAAAACTGGTTTCATCGTACGGTGTAGATAATTTACTTGCTTGTGAATCATTAGGTTATTGTCACTATGCTTTAATACGAGATGTTGATCTTACTGATATGGGTCAGGACGCTACTACCGTATGTATAATAGACACATCTACTGCTGATCCTTGGTACAATGTTATTTTAGAAAGATGTAAACTCCCTTCTGATGCCGGTTTTACTGTTACTGATGATAGTTGGAATACACCATATCAAGGAAAAGTTATTTTAAGACATTGCTCCTCAGCAAACCAAAGTTATGATTTTTATGAAAGATCTTATGAAGGTACTTGCCAAGACGAGACAACAATTGTGCGAACTGGTGGTGCATCTGATGGAACAACGGGAATTTCCTGTAAGATGGTCTCGTCTGCTGGTTGTCTTGAGAATATGTTCGCTTTGGAGTCGATCCCATTTTTAGGTTGGACATCTTCAACGACAGAGAAGACCTTTACCATTGAATTTATCCATGATTCTGCGACAGCATTGCAGGATGATGAAATCTGGATGGAGCTTGAGTATCCTGCAGATGGCACGAGTGGCCTTGGAGCGATTGCTAAGAGTAAGTGTGCTGTTTTAGGAACTCCTGCGGATACAGCCGATTCATCTGAAACGTGGACGACCACTGGACTAACCAATCCGAATACCAGAAAGCTATCGGTCACAGTGACCCCTGGTAAGGCAGGGCCGATTTGCGCCCGTGTTTATCTGGCAAAACCCTCAACCACTGTCTATATCGACCCGATGATTACAGAGAGCTAAATGGCTACTAAAGTCTACCTCATACCTGAGATAGGGTTTGTTCAAGTCCCTGACGACGGAACACGAGAATATTTGATACCCGAAGGCGCATTCTTCAATGAATCGGTGTCCGACGGAGAAGGTGAACCGCCGCCGGGAGATCCGAGTTATGGCGGTCTATTCTTCTGCCATGGATGAAATCGACCACGCCCAGGAATATGCTTTGCTTTATCAGGCGGACGCTTTGATGCGTCACGGTCGTTTTGGTCTGGGTCATGATGCGTCCAGCTGTACGGGTCAGATCGGACCGCGTTCCTGTGTCGATTGCGGAAAGAAGATCCCGAAAGCCCGCCTGGAAATAAACCCGAGTGCCATTCGATGTGTTGCCTGCCAGATGAAGGCCGAAGCCCGCCGCAGTGCGGATTCCGGCTGAATTTGCGTCAAAAAACGCCTTCGTAAAATCGCCTGTATTGAACGATCTTCCCCTGGCCAGTACGTTCCATCGCCCCATTTCAGGGCATAAAATCACTTATAGGTCGGCGCTGCCGGAACCGTCGTTATCGGTTTCTCGTCATAGTAATGATTATATTCCCCCAGGTAACGTCCGGCAGTGAACCGCCACGGAGCTTCCACAATCGCGTAGGATAGCTGTTCGCTCACGCCGATCGGGAACGTAACGGGCAGGGTGGCGATGAAAAAGGCTGTCGCGGCTACCGAACCCACAACACAGGCAGGCCTGACGAGCAGCGCGTCAACGATTTTTGCCCCCACGGACGGCTCTTCGTAAGCCATGACGGGCGCGACAAATGACAGAATCAGGACGAGTGCCAGTACAACGGACAATTTCTTTTTCATGATGACCTCCTTGATGTCTATTTGGTTTGTTGCATCGATGTTAGGATGCCGTTTTCAAAATATAAATAATCACTGTACATGCTATCCGACATAACCCATTGTTCATGAATCCCCCAGCTGCCCTTCGTTTCATTAACCTGATATGGTTTTCCCCATGCGGCGATGACCTGATCACGCCTCATGCCGATCCGGACCTTCTTTTCTGCGATCACATTGCAATCATCGTTGTTCCAGTCAGGATGTACTTTCTTAATATTTTTCCCTTTTTTTGAAAGAGGCGTAACGTCTTGTATTTCATTAACAATCGATGTTGCGCCTATTGGTTCAGGATTTGTTTTTGTTGTGTCGGTTTTATTGTTGCTGACAATGATGAAAATAATAAAGAGAATAACAATTAAGAGACATCCAATGGTGCTGTTTTTTGTTTGTGGTTTCCCGCAATTAGGACAGGCCTTGGCATTAGAGCTTATTTCGTGTCCGCATTCTTTGCATTTTTTAAGAGCCATGATCCCCCGTTTAATTTCCAAAATTCACATAGAAGATATTGCCGCGACGATCTATCCCGACGCTTTCTTGCGGCCCCCATCCACAACGCCGGGAGGATGTCCCGGCAGCGTTTTCCTTTTTCTGCCCGGATCGATTTCGTTATTCACCCCGTGGTGAAATGCTCTTATATTCTGCGACAAAGCATCCGCATATATTGTGCCCGAATTGAGCACGGCGCCCGCCATGCCCATCAACTCGCTGAAATTGTCTATGGCGTCGGTACCGGTAATTTCCGGGCTGAAAGTATTCCCGCTGTTGTAGTACGCACTTTGCTCCCGGATGGAATTGTTTTGGACAAACATGTCCCCTTCTCCGGTAAGAAGCCAACCTTTATTAATCCCCTTGTCTATTGCGTGAAGAATTAATATTTCTTTTATGCCTCCAGATTTTTTTCTGCTATTAAAATTTTGAGGCGATAGGCCAATCGCCCTGGCCAGCGCCGCGTCTGATATGTATCGGCACGAAATCTTTAGTCTTTCTATGATGTCAGTCAAGTCGTTAGCAGACATAATCAATCATTAATAAATTTGACGATCATAAAATATTGTTTGACACATGTAAAATATTCGTGTAGCATCCCCTCCCAGAGAATAAACACAGAGGGGCACTACATATCAACCATGACCCACGACGCACTCATCAAAGAAATACTTCATCAGCTGATCGACCTCGGGTACTACCCGAACAATATGGTCGGATGGCAGCAGAAATTCGCCCCAATTATTTCGGAGCGCATGGGCAGAAAAGTAACCTACAAAACCATATCCCATGCCATGAGCGGCGCAAAAAACCGCCGCGGTCCCCATTACCAGAACATCCTGAACAACCTGTACGAAATATTAACCGATGGTGAAACGTGCCCTCGGCCTGGGATTATACACGATAACGCAGCGTAAGCAATAATAAATTGAGGGGATATGAGCAAGGAGCCTACCGAAAATATTTCCGTATCCGTGCCGATCAGCATGGTTGAAATCCTCGATCATTTCTGCTGCCAGAACGACCTCAATCGCTCGCAGGTCATTAACCGCGCCATCCGTCTCTTTCTCGGAACCAAGATTGCCAAGGACCCGGCCTTTTGGGACAGAGAATATCAGAGACTGCAGGCAGAAGGCAAAATATAGAAATTATTTTTCTTTGAAAATATTACGTTTTCCAACCGCGTTCTCGATCGCGCGATTTCCGGGCCACTAAGAGCGGGTGCAAAATCAAAAAGCGCCGCCGTCAGGCCATCCGGATCGGCGATTCCGGAACCGGCAACGTCCTTCAGGACGACCCGGCAGCGGCAAGGCGATAGGGAAACGGTGCGGCATTCAACATGCTCTGCCACCCTCCAGGGTATGAGCCCACCCGGGCTGCCGCACCAAATATAAAGAGGGTCAACGCGGAAATGGGATATGGTCGGTTGGCGAAAATAAACGCTACTCCAATAACGATAGGGGGAGAATGGGACCTAAGATCGCGTTATCCATGACCTATAGGCATCGGCTCGACACCATTCATGCGGGTAACCAGTCCCGCACCGACTACCAGAATGTCACGGTGCATTGAGGGGCATCGCCACACGGACCCGTTAGGGAGTGGGATGTATCTACAAAAAGCGACCTGGACACCGTGACAAACGCGGCATGTGGCGCCCGGCCACGGTAACGGGCAATGTTGTGGTAAGGTCTGGGGGTAGGGTATCCTCTAAGAGGCGCCCCCAGATCAAATAACCGGTGACAGACATGCTGATTACGAAAACGGAAAGCGGATATCGGGCATACGACGGGGAAGCCGTTTTGGACTTTCCCTCGCTGGAAAAGCTGTTCCGGTACCTGCTGCGGTATTACGAGGGCCGCAGCCCGCTTTTTGCCGGTGATGACAGTTACGGCAGCGTCCGCATTTTCAGAAATCCCCCGGAAGTGTTTTCGGGGAGAAGGTAGGGCGATGGAAAAGAAATTCAGAACGATCAAGGGGATGGTTATTTCACAGGTCACAACGCGCAGTATTGCGGATCCGCAGGAACTCGAACTCGTTGAATACAATGTTTATACGGCGGACGAGTGGAATATGGGTCGTGGATTTCGGACGCCGGAATTTGAGGGCTGTTCCCTCGCCGAAGCGATCTCCCAGGCAGAGAACTATTAAGGAATTAACAGCGGAGAGGGTAAACATGAAGGGACATTACGAACAAGTCGGGGCAAAGATCGGCGCCCTGGTTGACGAGAAAAACGCGGCTTACGGGGATTCGTTTCACCGCTCCGGAGAAGTCCTGGAAATTATCTATGGGCCGGTCATTCGGAAAGCACAGTTTAAGAATTTACTAACTATAGCCAGGATCGTCGACAAGCTCTTCCGGATTGCAAAGGACGAGCATGCCTTGGGAGAGAATCCCTATCAGGACATTGCTGGGTATGCCCTGCTGCAATGCCGTGACATCGATTTGGGGGAAGAAGATGATGAAAATTGAGGTAGCCTATCTTCTGAATGGACTGGAAGTGGTGGAAGTAATCGATCGGATTTGCTTCAGTAAAGAACAGGCTGGTTCTGCCGCGATTGATTACGCAAAAGCAAAAGGCAGTCGACATTTTCCATATTTTAAGGTGCTGGAAGAGGAGAATGCAGGATGAAAGCAGCCACGATTGAACTGGACCGGGTATATGCAGCCTCGCTTAAACGGATACAGGTTAGGTCTGCCTTTTTCCGCAATCTGGTCCGTTACGCCACCGTCACCCTGGCCTGTGTGTCCGTCCTGGTCATGGGCTCGGAAAGCCAGTGGTTTCCCTGGCCGAACCTGTCCGCCGGCGCGGTCCTTTTCTTTATCGCCTGGAGGGTGAACAGATGAACGCCAAGGACGAAAAATTCCCCAGCCGTGAATTCAACGACGAGGAGAAAAGCGCCCTGGCGACGATCCTGACCATCCTGAACCAGGAGACCATGGTTGAAATTCTTCATGATGGTTTGCTTCGGGAGGGTGATTCATGACCGGCCATGTGCGGACGGCCGTTGTCGTCGGTCTGCTCGTGTTCGTCATTTATCTGGCGTTTTTAACGTACACGCCGACCGATCCGGCCCCACGCCTGCCTGAGTATCGGGAAACGCCGGAAGAAAGGGCGATGGTTGAAAAGCGGATGCGCTATCACGGTCTGGATGGTCACTTTGTGGTGATGCGCGAGTCTCCGCGCGGATGGGAGTTCTACCGCGAAAGAGACGGGCAGTGGTGCAAATTATGAGCGTACCTGCCGCAACGGCCGAAGCGCTGCTCAATTCTCCGGATTATTTTACTTGTGACAAATATGCCTGCCGCATGTCGAAACAGACCTGCGTGGCCAATCAACGCCTTGCCGGGAATACGGGCAGAGTGCATTTCGATGCGCATCATGGCTGTGATTTCGCGGCGATCAATCGCAAGGCGTTCTGTTTCGAATGCGGACAGGGGTCGGACATAAAGATGGAGATGGAGGCAGAAGCCATGGGGAAAAGAGGAACGTGTGGAAATTGCGGCCGCCCGGATGTCCTGCTTGTGCCGGGCATGAAGAACAATATCTGCTGGTCCTGCCAGAAATACGCCGCCGGAACAGCCGGAGACGAACGGGTTAAAAAGCTGGCCGAGGCCGCCGAGAAGTACGGGAGTAAAGCAGGCGGCGAAGTGAAGAAAATATCGCCGGAAAACATCAATAAAATAAAGCAATGCGTTAAGAATCTGAGGGAGAAAACTGCAATGAAACAAGAATCCAATCCGCGCCCGGAAGAAGTGGGCGCTGTTAACGAACAGCCTGTATTGAGATCGATGCCCGCGGAGCTTGAATCCGCGCCCGGAGAGTCAATCGGCACTGCCTTCGGCTTTTTATGGGGCCTTCAAGAGGGTTGTGTCGCCGTTCATTTTTTCCCGGACGACAAGCAACTCTTTGAATATTTAAATGAGGTATGCAAGCGCGAACGCCGCACTCCGGATCAGCAGATCCTGCATATGCTGGACTGCCACCGTCAGGCGGATCTGGAAGCGGGCCTTGCCATACCGGAAGAGATCCTGAAAGCCAAAATGCAGCTCTACACGTAACCGGGGAATGCTAAAACAACCATGTTGACCGCCGAAGATTTGAGCAGAATTGAGAGCAGGCAGGAGCGGATCGAAGAGAAGCTCGACCGGCTTATGGCTGTATTCGGCCTGTCCGACGGTCAAAAAAAGCGTCTATCGCGTCCGGAAATGGACGATATCATTCGCAAGGGCGTGCTCAGATTTCAGTCAAAGCAAAACAAAGCATTGAACGGCTCCCGATAAAGGTCTATAAAGAACAACTGACTACATTCGGGAGGTGAAAGGTATGGCAGTGAGGGTTGTTAAAGGAAAGCCTGGGTATTTCGATGTGATCATCTCGTGCGGTTATGAGCATATCATGCGTAACGGTAAGCAGACGCGTAAGCAGAAGCGATTCACCCAGCGCATTGAATGCGCCGATCCGCTGCAGGCCATCGAAATTGAAAAGGAGTTGACGCGGCAATTAGGGCGTGCGGGAAACATGGTTATGAATGTGAACGACATCGCATTGATATAGGTTCCATGGGTGGATCAGCATCAGGCGGAAAGCACGGCAAGAAACAAGAAACGGATGCTGTTTTCGCATATCCTACCCTATTTCGGCCGCATGATCCCCGACTACATCGAGGCTGCCACTATCGATCAATACAAGAAAAAAC